CCCCAAGCACTCTTAGTAGCTTCATGGGTGTTTATTAGGACTTGTTTATAATCAGAAGATAAAAGATTCATATAGATAGAGGGCCAGTACTTGACCAGCCCTCTCCTTTAGTTTACTACGCCAAGTTGTACTTAGCTGTGACCAACGCTTCTGGTCTTAGGATTTTTCTACCGTAGAGGTGCATACCACGTACAATATCAGCAAATGAATCTGGGTCACGGTATGACTCAGTCTTGTTGATTTGTTCCGCTGTTGCTACTGCAGAATCATGACCAGCTACGATTGCGCCGTAGTTTGTGTTCTGGTTAGCTGTACCAGTTGTTGATGGTCCAGTACCTACCACTGGTAGGTTGTTTGAAACATAAACACGGAAGCCGTTCCAGTTGTTTAGAACTAGGCCGTTACGTAGAGCACCTGAATCACCGAAATCAGAATTTAGAAGACGTGAATCTTCGTCCATTAGGATTTCCATCATGACAGGGTCAATTACACACCAACGACCTGCTTTGTCAACGTTCTGTTGGTCAAGCAAGCGGCCCATACGTGCGATCAACATTGTTGGTGACACATAGGCTGTTGGAAGTGCAGTTGCGCCTGGTAGACGTGCTGCTACTGGAATTGAGTGATCGTCAGCACCAGAAGTTGTGATGTTTCCGAAGTCACCCTTGTTCAGCTTGTTAGCTGCAAGCAATTCGTCTGAACCAGCAGTCGAGTTTGCTTTTGTGCCGTTCACAGTTGTGTTTACTGTGTCAGCATTTGAATGCAGCGCAGACTGAGCATAACCTGATAGGTAGCCCAATACTTCTTGGTCATGCTGGTCAGCCAAGCGGTAAGCCGCACGGTTGGTAGCAAGATCCATGAAGTTAACATGCGAATGCGCTTCCTCGATGTCGTCCATTTTGAAGGCAAAGTAGTTCGCCTTGTCAACGACTAGTGAGAAATCGTCATCCTGAAGATCTTGTGCTGCGATAGTTGTACCACGAGCATATGCAGAAACTGAAATCTCAGGTTCTTTAATGATCTTCACAGTGTCTCCTTGTGCACTAATCTCTCCGAAATAATCAGAGTTCGTAATGTCACCGACAACTGTGCTCTTCCTGAAGGCAAGCTGCACCTTCTTCGAGTAAATGACGGGAGAGAAGTTCCCGTTTGGCAGGTTTGTGTAACCTGACGCTGATGCAAAAGCCATAATTAAATCCTCCATGATATTTGGCTTTGGGGAAAAGCTAAACACCTATAAAGAGGCTGATCGTTTTCTAGGGTGCAGACTATATCCAGTTGCGCTACCAGATATTTACTGGGCCTATACTTGAACAGGTAGTTCTTTTTAGTTTAGACTTTTATGTAAGGGAAGTATTTCTAGTATTAAGAGGTAGTCTATACAGAGGCTCTTAAAAACTATACGTACTTAGTTATATGCACAACAAAATGTTTGTCAACACCTATCGTGCACCAGCACTAAGATCATATACGAACTTTCCTGAACGCATAGCCTTAGTGATCTCTTCTTCACGGGCTTCGAACTCTCTAGCTGACATCTTAGCTACCTCAGATTCCTTGATAGTCGCTCCACCTTCTGTGGGGTCAACAGTTGTTCTGGAACCTTTACCGATAGACTTGGCTGCCGCTTTAGTCTTAGACTTCTTAGCCTGTGGTGTTTCTCCGTTATCAACCTTATATAGATCAATAACACGTATTACTGATGCTGGGTCATCCATGTTCTCATACAGAGCGTCACGTACCCAACGTGGTTGGTTTTCTGCCCAGTGATGGAACTCGTCTGAGTCTCTCAGCTTATCAAAGTCAGAGTGAGCTTCTCTGATGGTGGCCTCTGCCGACTTACGCTCTGTCTCATACTGTAGTTCATCTAGCTGCGCCAGACGGTCCTCAGCTTTCTTAAACATCTCTTGAGCTTTTTTAGCAGCGATAGTCTCAACAATGCCAGCGACATCAGGATACTGTCTAGCCCAGTCCTCAATGTCCTCATCGGATTTAGGAGGAACAATTGATTCCTTATACATTCTCGCTTCGAATGCTTGGAACTTTTCTTCCCACTCTTTTTCTTTTTGTTGCATATGGCGGCGAAGATCACCATAACGCTTCTTAAAGGATTTCTCTTCAGCATTTAAGTTCGAGTCATCTTCTTGTGTTTCAACTTCAGTGTTGGCTTCTTCTTGTTTGGGATTACTTGTAGCCTGTACTTCGGTTGCCTCAGATCCTTCGCCATCGGATTCTTCTTCGAAGGTTTCACCTCTGGCCTCCGCTTCTAGTCTTGCGATCTCTCGCTCTTCTTCTTCTATACGCTTTTGTTTACGTGCGTGGTTATAACCTCTATCAACAAATCCTGCAGTCTTGGGTTGTTCTACTTGAGTCAGTTCAGGCATAGTTATCTCCTTATGATGGGGCCAGCCGTAGCTGGGTAGCCTTATACTTATTTGGATTGCCTAGGCAGTTTATCGTGCGCCTAAACCAGCACGTTTCATTTGGTTGTCGATGGGCATAGGTTCTTCAAAACTCATGTCCGACATCTCAGGGCCAAGTATCTTACCTAAGATTTCTCCTACAGGAGTACCTTGGATTGTACCCATAATCTCTTTTTCTTCTTCGGGTAGATCCATAAATCTTTGAGCAACTACTTGTTTATACTCTTGCAGTTCCATTTTACTTCCTCTTTTTGGTAAATAGTAAAGCTGACTTCTTCCAGTACATACTATTTTTCTGTGGGTATACTAACTCAACAACGTGGTTATAGTCAGGTAGTATTCTTTCTATTATCTTAAATCTATTAGGTGCTATTAGATTCTTATACTCTAGTTTATTAATATCATCTCTGTAAGACCAAACGACCCCATCTAAGGTCATGTCCCCTCGTCCTAGAAAGTTTCCCCTCTCATCGTGGGACTCAAGGATATACATGGGATCGCAGAAGGTCATCAGAAAGCTGCCACCTTCACTAACTTTACTTGAGGCTGCGTCCAGTGTGTCAACAGCATCCTGAACAGAATTAGAATGAACGTACCCAATCCATAGGAAGGTAACTAAATCAAAGCTATCTGTTATAGTAGACTCTTTTATATCACCTACGAAGTACTCTATGTCTTTGTAAGAGTTATTCCTAGCGTACTCGATCATATCCGCTGACCGATCTATACCAGCTTTTCTTACTGAGTCTGCTGCATTGTTTAAGTGATACCCAGTGCCACAGGCAACATCTAACCAACTTTCTTTCTTACTCAGTAGTTTTTCTATTAACTGAATCTCGTACTGAGTATGTTGGTAGTGTGCCTCATCAAGTAAGTACAAGTTATTATACTTCTCAGCATAAGCCCTTGTGTAAGGCTTACTATACGACTTCTCCATTTTCTCTTATAAACTCCGTGTCTCCACCGACAACATCAAAGACCTTCATCCAGAAGTTCTTTACTGGGGAGTATATCACACCGTGTTTATTCTGTCCATAGTAGTACTTACCATAAGATACAAGAGGATCAGCAAATGTTTTAGTTACAACCCATTTGAAGACCTTTGACTTACGCATTAGAGGTACAAGTACTTCTGCTGTACGGTAGTACCCACGGCGGTTACGGTCTGTCATATATTCGTCACGGTATCTACGTACTACCTCATCCATAGTGCCATCACCGTATCTAGCTTCTAACATAATGAAACAGCAGCCACCGCCACCTGAAGACGAGGAAGAGCCACCTCCCCCACCGCCACCACCGCCGCCTCCTCCACCAGAGGATTTAGTCTTAGTAGTTGTAGTTGTAGTCTTTACTGGTGTCTTCTTACTTTCTTCACGTTCAGCTACAAGATCATTCAACTCAGAAGTCCATTCACCCCCTGAATCTTTAAGAGCTTTGTTGATATCTTTTTGAACGTCAGCAGTAGATCTTGTAGATGTAGTAGTCTTAGTACTTGAAGAGCCGCCACCACTAGAAGTTTTTGTTTTAGTGCTGGAAGAACTTCCTCCACCACCGCCACTGGTAGTCTTAGGAATAGAGATCTTATCACCAGCTTTAATAACGTTCTTGTTTTTAATCTGTGGGTTAGCTTTAACAAGAGCGTCAACGGTTGTATTGTTTTCTCTAGCGATCTTAGTGAGAGTATCACCGCTCTTAATAGTAGATGTTTTA